GATGTGCAGTTCTTCCTCCCCAGAGAAAGAGAACCAATCAGGGCAAAAGTTTTGATTTTGGAAAAGCACCGTGATAGGCTCCCCATTAGGCTCAGGCTTAGGCTCCAAGGAAAGTGTGCTCTTCTTGATAATCGTATTCTTTCCGAAAAAGCGATTGGCATTTTTTCGATAAAAACAAAGATTGGCCACCCCGTAATCGTCCACCAATCCAGAAGAATCAACGCTATTAGAAGCAATTTTCCCAAGGTCGTTCCTCTTAAAAGCCTTAGTAATAGCACTTACCGAGATTAGCGAATCGGTATAGGTAGAGCGTAACCCTACATTAGTCAGGTAAGGGTAGGAGAGAGGTGTCCTACCAGGGAGGTATCGCAAGGAAGATAGCTTGTGAGTCTTGAACTCCTCCCCCTTGAAGTTTGTTTCCACAATCGTAACATTTACCTCAGTAGCTTTCATCACCTCCACAGGGAGCGCCGTGTTTTCGTTATTGATATATAGCCTTTTCAGATCAGGCAAGTTTTCGAAGAAATCCTGAATTTCTTCCCCAAGGTCAATCTTGGCCATGTTGTTAAAGAACACATACTCATACTCCTGAGTGGTGGTCACCCTTCGGCCATATCCTGAGAAATTCATCACTAACTTAGCCCGAGCAAATTCCGAATTTTCATTCGTCTGTGCTATTGTAAGGATATCCTTGTCCAGACAGAAGTATATATCCTTCTGATCGAAATCAAGATTAGTCTTGATGGTGAGGTCTACCGTAACAATTTGTGTGGAGTCCCTATTGCTCTTGACCGTAATATATTCCTCCTGAAGCCCCAGAGGGAAAGTCTCAGCACTCTTGGAGCGGAACTTAACCAAAACAAAGGGTTCTCCATTGTGCTTCACTTCCACGATCTCCAACCCAGCCGAAGGGGTGATCGTATAGGTAAGCCTATTGGCATTGTTGATACGAAAAGAGCCCTCATACCTTTCCCTTTTCTCGCGATATAAAGTCGCTTCATAGTGTTTTTTGTCGAATGAAAAAGAAGTAAGGTCATTAATAACATTCAGCCTTATGGAGAATGCCCTCTGAAAAAGCCAGTTATCCTCCTTGACGATCACCTGATCATGGCTAAAGTCGAAGCCCTGAACTACCCCTGTACGCTTGTAGTTCTCCGATAGAGAGAACTTAGCCCATGCCCACAGATCATCGTTATCTACTTCTACCTTGAAGAGACCATCATTTTCAAAAGTATATAGCCTTTGCCAATGAGAGGCACCCTCGCTATCATGCACTACCCCTCCGAACTTTTGGTGTAGAACCAAAAAACTATTGATATTACGTATAAAGTGAGCTACCTGTAATAGTTCACCAGTCTCCGCCATCGGTTCGACAAAGAGTTCCCGAGTGGCATTGTTCAGGGTCATATTTACCACCGGTTGTGTATAGGTATCCTTAGAACCTCCCCCGCTTCCGCTTCCGCTTCCTCCTCCGATACCTTCTCGCTTTAAGGTAATGGGCACCTCCCTTTTCTCCAACTCTATGTTGTTTCCATTATTAACAGCATAAGCTGTAAAGGTAAGGGTGAGCTTTGTCTCTCCCTGTGGGAGCTGGGAGAAGTTCTTATACCGCAGCAAATATTCTAATCCACGCCCACGGATCCGCCTTGTCCCTGCATAAAGAATACGATCGAAGTAAGAGGGTTTTATATTTCTTAGGTCCTGATTTCCGGCATATATCTCCACAAATTCATTGGGGGTAATAGAGATGCTAAAGATATATTTATCTTTTTCCCACTCTTCCGCATATCTTTTCCACTCTTGGTATATTTCATCATCACTTAGGGGCTCATAGACAGGTACATCTTTAAATTCCCAATGATCTAAAACTCCATTTCCTTTTACCCATTTTTTTTGTGTCTTATTGGTTTTCTTGCTGGGTTGGTATTTTTCCTCTGCTTTTCTTTTCTTTAGGTATTCTTCCCAAGGGACAAATAACTCTGTTTTGCCTGAGTATCCCTTGAACTCAGGAAGGAGGAAGAGTTCAGGAAATATAACAGACATTCGGTCATTATTAGGGATAGGCTCTCCTGATTTCCAAGTCTTGTAGATAGGGTTCTGAGAGAAGTCCCACTCCATGATCTCTTCTTCTTTTTCGAAATTAGCAACTGTGGGTTTTTCTTCATTAAAGGGGTACCATATATGATAACTTCTTGCGATATATTTACGTGCCATATTATTGTTTTTCTAATTGTTGTTTGATAAAGATAAGGAGTTCTTCTCCGCGCTGCTTAGGGAGTTCCTCAGCCAAGTAGGCGACAGCCTCGCTGGCTTCTATTGCCTGATCAATAAAAGGTTTTTCCTTCATTCCTTTAGAATATAAGTGAGCCCTGAAAAAGTAGGTCATTTGCTTGGGCTTCTCACGGGTGCGGGTGCCTCCAGCCCTTACGCGGGAGGCTTCTATCCCGTAATGTTGGATAAATCCATGCCGTGGCATCTTGATAGCAATTCCCTTGAGGTACGCCTGCTTAGTGCCATCAGCCCGCTTGGAATAGCGCATGCGCGCTACTGCGGTAGCAGCCTGTAGGGACGCTTTCCCTCCTGAGAGATGACCACCAAAGCGGGTAGAGACTTCCCCTTGTAAACTGCCCCTGAGCAAGATAGCAGCTTTTTTCCCTATTTCTTTTTCCCTTTCCATTATACATTGATTAGAGTGATTTCTACTTGGTAGCATTCGCGGCTAAGGGTGTTCTTGGTGATGGACTTGATAAAAAAACGCTGGCCATACACATACAGCGTATCCCTTAGAGCAAACTCCCGTATCTGATTCTTATTGGCTATAAAGCTCCATGAGAGCTCATAGGAGGATAAGCGCATTTTGTACCATTCTTCCCAGTACTTGGTCACCTTTGGGGGCAGGAGTTCCTCTCTGGTCTCGCCCTCATTCTTGTTGCCATACCGCAAGCCATCGTACCAGATAAGCCCTAATACATTAGCCCCGTTCTTTCGTGGAATACAGGAATGCTCTCCCCTGTAAAGAACTTTCGGAAGACAATACCCCTCAATATTTACCTGAGTGCTCCCTTGTTGTTCCCCTTGTGAGAGTTGCATGCCGTTTTCATCGATCAGTACCGCAGGATAGTTGAACTTAGCCTCGTCCATATCAGGAAACTTAATAAGGTAAGATTCCTTGGTAGTGAGTGTCTTCTTAGGATCCTTGATGGCAAAGGGACGAAAGTCCTTCATCTGTAGGCGATTCTCCGTGTGGATACGATTCATAAATATCTTGTCCCCCTGAATCTCCAGATCGTAATTCTTCCAGTTCTTAATAGTCTTGACCAAGTCTCCGAAGGTAATATCAGGGACAGCCCGCTTGAGGTCTACCTCATTGTTGTTAATCACCTGTTCAATCACATTCCCCTGAGCGTCATGCTGGGCAATGATATTCAGGTATAGCTCAATGGGGCTATTCCAAGCCCCCTCGAACTCACAACGGAGCTGATGGGCGCCCCCTGTCTCGATGGCAATTACCTGAGTAAAGCTCAAGGTACTTTGGCGCTCACTGATAGCCCCCTCGCGAATTACCACACCATCCAGCTTCACCCGATAGATAAATGGCTCTCCATGGGTTAGTATATGAGCATTGTTACAGACCAAGCGCCACTTTCCGACCTTGTCCAAGGTAGTCTCGGATTGGTACTTTCCAAATACTACTCCGCTTACTTCGCGCTGCTGGGTGAGGCTATCCCTTTGCGGGGTCATATTGACCTCTTGCTGCTCTGAAGTCTTGTAATATTCCTTGCTCGAGTATATCACCTGCTGGAGGAAGTCCTCATCGGTGAGAATATCTCCGGCAAGTGTATATCCCGCATCGGCAAAACCTTTCTTAAGTACATAGAGTAGGTAAGGCATAGGGTGAATGATATTGCGGACTACCCTGTTGCCAGAATCCTCGCTATTATTGATAAAAGCCCCATTACGAGTGTGGTTCAAGAATCCTTCGAATGCTTCCCAGCTGCTCTGGCTGTTATCCTTGTTATAAACTACACGAGGAAAATTATAATCTACCTCGGGGTATCTCTTCCTACAGACTACATTGGCATGCTCATAGATATTGTCTACAGCTACCTTGGCCAGCGGTAAGTCACATAGCTTCTTTTCAAAGTTCGGCAGCTGCTCGAAGCCTGATTCTATCTGCGCCTGTACCAGTTCTCCTTCTACGGATAGAATTTCCAAAGTTCCCTTTCTGGCTCTTCCATCCATCACATGGTAGCCCTCATGCTTCTTCTTTAGCCGCAGGGCATTGATAGCCGTATAATTACCCATCTTGACCCTCAGATCTGCATTCATATAGAACTCAAAAGGGAGGGAGAATTGAGTAAAGAAAGTATCCTTGAACCGCGGATTTTCTTCCTGATAGGAGATAGATATTCGGCTCAAGTCCAGTTCGAATGTATCTGTTACAAAGAGATCTCTCATGTGTGCTTACTTCTGAGAATAGATTCGTTCAATATTTCTAAAAAATCGTACAAACGCGTCGCGCTGCACTCATGCCAATTGCCCAATGGTTGGGTGCTGTCCATCGCCATGGCCGCTATTACCTTGGAGAAGGGGGTATAATCCCCCTGCCGCCTGAATATAGGAGTATCCTCCCTATAAGAGGATTTAGGAAATACAGCAGGATAGCGCTCTATGATGTACTCCCTGGTACATCGATAGGCAAAAACAATCGCAGCCCGCGTGCCAGGGGAAATGCTATCGGTTACCTCCGCAATCTTAGGGAGTAGCAAGGGGTCAAACTCACTTGCGCCCCAGCAGTAGAGACTTGCCACCAGCTGGCGTGCATACAATTCCTCGCGCTTCTTGATGTATTTGTAAAAAAGCATGTCCGCTACGGAAAATTGTCGAATGGTACAATTACTCAATCGAGGTAGGGGAGTGGTGAGTCCATCCCAGATCTCAGGAAAGGAGAACAAGTCCCTATCGGTGAGCAGGAACTTTCCCAATGGGAGGAGCTGCTCGATAGAGATTTCTGAGAGCAGCCGCTGTACTCGCTTTTTGTTTTTCCTTGAAGGATTCCCCATCAGCAGGATCAGCACCATCTCCCGATATAGCTCCTGAAAGTCACGCTGATCATCCTCCATACGTAGGCAGATTTCTTCTCGTTGCCAAGGGCTGAGCTCTGAGTAACTCCCTGCACAGTGAAACTCTATCCTATCCATCTTCTTACTATTCTATAGCCCAACCATAAGACCACCACCAACAATAAGCCCTCTACCCACCATGCAAGTCCCCATCTTTGGCGAAGTGTTTCTCGCTCCATAGTATGAGAAGTAAGTACCTCCTTTCTCTTTTGAGAGAAATACCCTTCACTTCTTCGCTGTTCCCTACGGACTACCTGCCTTGCTTGCTGCGCTTGCTCCTGCTTTACCCTTAGGGTAGCTTTTCCCCCCTTGACCTTGAGCACCTCGATATGAGAGACCTCCCCATCGAGCCTCTTTACTATGCGTCTTTCTCGCTGCACCTCTATACTGTCCTTATTATTTTCAAGAGAGAGCTCGTAAGATTGCGAATGTTGGAGGTCAAAAGTAGCGACTTGCTGATGAGTCTCTACCTGAGAGAGGCTGTCTTTTTCTTCCCTTCTTTCGAGGTGCTGCTCTTCTCTGTGCTCGGTTCGGCTTGATTTCTTGCTTCTGCAACCAGTCAGTAACAAAAGGGCTAATAGTAAATACAATTTCTTTCTCATTGGTAATTTTCATTGGTCATTCTTTTCAATCGTTCTTATCACCCCCTTGAGCCTTTCGGCATACGTAGGCTCGGTGGCATAGCCTGCCTTTGCGACTTCCTCGGCAAACTTGTACGGGTCACTCCTTACCAGTAGTGCCTTGGCATATCGCTTGTTGTTCATGAATAGGTTGGCGTGATCAGTGAAACTCTCCTCTGGGCTGTCGTACTTGCGGAACCAGTCCTTAACAATGTACTTAAACCTGCCATCAGGTCGCTTTTCTATGCTAATAATAACAGGGAACTTAGCCTTATCATTGGCGAGGATCTCCGTGGTTTGAACCAGCTGACGCTTTTCAGGAGGTGTGGAGATAGACGCTTTTACCCCAAACATCATATTACCAGGTGCACTCTTCCCCCAACCTGTCTCCAAGGCTGATTGTGCCAATATAAAGAGGTGAGAAACCCCAGTCTTACACTCTGTTTCGAGAGCAAAGGGCTTGTATTTTTTTACAAATTCTTTTGGTGTCATAGGTTTAAATTGTTAAAGTTGCACTTCTAAATTTTTTTACTAACATACTATTCATATCGACAATGATTGAAAAACAGATATAATTATCTCTTCTGAATTTTTCTTCTATTATAACATGTCTGTAATTAGTTTCATTATTTATATGTGCTTTTATTTTTCCTGATATAGCATTATAATTATCTATCTTTGTTGCTAATACCCATTCTATTTTAGCTATTTTTATTTTAAATTGATCTCTCCTGTAAGTCATAACAGGGTATATTTTTTCAATTAGTTTTTGTACACTCTCAGCATATTCAATTCGAACAGGTGCAAATTCTCTGTATGTATCTATAGAGTTCCCGTCTTCTTTAAGGATGTAAACATGAAACTGAAAAATATGAATATCTTTGTAAGAAACATCTGTGTATTTTGCAAATAAGGGTATATTTATGTTTTTAAGTATCTCCCCTCCCCAATCAAAATATTGTATCGCATTCATCTGTTAATGTATTTAATTATAGGATAAGGCACGAAGCTCGCCACGATATCCCACCAATCAATGAATGTCTTCTTGATATACTTGTCGTAGAGCTCCTTACATAGCCCAATACTACCTAATATGATAACGGCTATAAGTAAGGATTTTCCTACAGAAAAGAATATCAAAGAACTTAGGAAGATGGCAATAAATATCATATTCCCATACTTACTATGCAGGAGCTTGTCGCTACCCTTGAGTTTGTTAATTACTTTCATTATATATTTCGAATGTCTATGTAACACTTGTTTTTCCATATACTCACCACAGCTGTAGAGCCATCGCCACCGTTGAAGACATTATCCCCCGTGTAGATGATGGTCTTTCCTGTACAAGTGAAGGTTACTTGTCCACCAGCGAATACCTTGCGAAAGGCTACTGAATATCCTGATCGGATTAATTGTAAATCACAATTAGGGGTATTAGCTGTTACATATACTATATTTTCATTAGTTAATACTTGTCTTTCCCCGCTTATCTCTGTAGCTATTCTAATATCTTCAGGCGCGGGCGACCAGTCAGTGGGGGCATTGCCTCGTTCGAGCTTAATCCATTCTACAGTGCTATTTACAATTACATTTTGATCAGAAACATATATAACAACTAATAGAGGGTTTGTAGGGTCTTTTTTCCAATTAAATGTTTGCTGATATATACCATTCCCTTTATCTCGTAAAATACATAACTCTTGAAAGCCACCCTTATTATATAACCTAAAATCACTTTTCCCAGCCCCTAATTCTCCTTTTAAAGTAAAAGTAACCTGTTCATTTTCTTTAGGTTCTTCAGATAATAAAAATGATAAAATTGCATAATTATTATTGGTAGTATTTTTTTTACTGTTTAAAACAAGATTTCTACCTCCTATTTGTATATTATTGATAGCATCTGCGATCTTTTCTGTTGTTGCAAGGTTATTGGGTTTTCCATCAATATCATCCCAGTTGTGTCTGTGAGAGGCAGGGGCAAAATTCAAATCGGGCTTATCCGCCAAATCATTATAAGAAAAAGCATTCTCGAAAATAACATTATTTCCGGCCATGAGCTTAATCTTTCCATTCTGCACTACAATCCCATCAGGAATATTGCTGACAAAGTGGCTCACGGGGATACTGGTGAGGAGGTTATTGCGCTTATCCCTTAACTCTAAGGTCTTCTCAGGCTTGTTGTACACCAACTTCGTCCCCTCATCGTCCAAGAACATTAGGGATATACGCCTTACTACATTACTTCCCCTCTTGAATCGTAACTCTGTGGTATTCTCGTCCAGCTCTATATCGTAATCTTCGAGGTTATCTAACCGCTGTTTGTAGGTGTTGGTGAAGTCATTCGTGGATAGCCCTTTCCCTGGCACCTTATCTACCTTGTTACCTATTGCATTATTTAGATCATCAGCAGTACCTGTATACCTTCCTTTATCCAACTTACCACTAAACAATTCAACCAACTTTGCCTTGATAAGCCTTAATACTGCCGCAACTCTCGTCTTGGTATTACCAAATCGCCTTGTTTCGTTCTCTATCTGATTGATTATATTCTCTATTGCTGTCATCTCTATTCAAATGTTTCGTCAAATGTTTCGTCAAATACCTTAAAGCTGTTATCTGTGACAAATTCTTTATCAAATCGTTTCTTTGTTGTAGCCCAATCTATATCGTGGAGGTAGTAGAATATCCTTGGCTCTTTTACCTTATCACTGGCCAATGTAAAGCGTATCATGTTTTCTTTATAATCCCTTGTAAGGCTCACCACACGCAATCCGGCATCATAACCTAATACCTCAAAACCTGATTTATCAAAAGAATGTTCATTACTCTGTATCACCGCTACAAAGGTGCCTTTCTGAAGGTCTTCTATAAGTGATATATGTTTGTTGGAAAAGTCGTATACGCGCAAGTCTAATTCATGGGTATATTTATTGCTGCTGTATTTCTGCCTTCCTGTGAAGTGCCTTTTGTAACCTTCTATGGAATATCCCCGCTTTCCTTCTTTTAGGGAGAAGTTAATAAGGTTTACACCCTCCCTCATAACCTTGCGTCTGTCTATATCTTCGAAATTGATTAATACCACTCGGTTATAAATCCCCTTTATAGGTATATACTCACAATCAAATGTAAATCCTTCCTTTAACCCTCTTATACATTGTACTGCCATTTTTCACCTATTATCTGTTACCTTATATGAGTGTTACCCTCATTCTTCCCCTTCGTTCTTGTTTTTCTTCGCAACCACACTCATTGCATTTTTCCCATTCAGGAAATTGTTCTTTATGTCTTTCTATATATCTTTTGCAGTCTTCCCATAGATCATGTGCATTCTGTAAGTACATTGTATGTAGGTCTCTACGTTCTACCTGACTAATACCCTCGCCGTCCTGATACACCTTTGAC